CTGCTATCCGTGAGTTAAGTTCCCGGATCAACGGCAGCAAAAACCCGCACGGTCTTGATGACCGCCGCCTAAAGACCAAGAAGTACGCAACATGGCTTTAATCAACCCAATTATGATATATGGATTGGCAGGCGCTCTCATTATCGGCGCGGCTTCTGGGTATAAGGTCCGTGACTGGCAGTGCGATGCCGCGTTCGCAAAGGCGCTGGAGAAGGCTGAAAAGCTACGGGTCAAAAAACAAGAGGTGGTAGACGATGTTTCGCAAACCTATGAAGTTGAACGAGATCAAGCCAATGTGGTGGCAACCGAACGCACCAACACCATACGTGAAATATATAAAACGGCTCCTGCCGTTCCTGTTGATTGCGCTGGTTCTGATGCTTTGCGCCGGGTGCTCGAAAGCGGTGTCCGTGACGCCAATGCCGCTGCCGCCGGCGAACCTAGCGGCAAAGTGCCCGACACTTCAAAACCCACCAAAGGTAATGATTGACCCTGAGCGCGCGCTTTGGGAAGCTGACATCATCGCAAAATATACAGACTGTAGCGTCAAGCATCGCCTGACGGTTAAAGCATGGGTAGACGCAGTAGCTGTAAAATGATGAAAGCGGGTTTTCGGGTGCGCAAAACGTAAAAAACTGATATAGGGGCGTGTTATGGCGACCACAATGACCTTTACAACGCTCCAAGAGGACGTCCGGCGCTACCTGGAGCGTGGCAACTCCTATGCGTCTGACCCTGTTGTTTACGAGCAAATCCCGCGTCTGATTAACCTTGCAGAGCGCCGGATCTCGCGTGAGCTCAAGGTACAGGGCTTCATCAACGTCGTCACCGGCACTTTGGCAGTCGGGCAGGCCGTCTACCCCAAGCCTGACCGCTGGCGCGACACCGTGTCGGTCAACATCGGCACCGGCACGCAGAACAACACGCGCAAGGTGGTCTTCTCCCGCGCCTATGAGTACCTTTTGAGCTACTGGCCCGATCGTACCACGACTGAAGAGCCGATCTTCTACAGCGATTATGATTACAACCACTGGCTGATTGCGCCGACGCCGGACGCGGAATACCCGTTCGAAATCCTATACTACGAAATCCCGCCGCTGTTGGACGACGTCGTGCAGACCAACTGGCTCACAGATTTTGCTCCGCAGCTCCTGCTTTACGGCACGCTGCTTGAGGCGACGCCGTTCCTGAAGAACGACGAACGCATTCCAGTTTGGCAACAGATGTACGATCGCGCTGCCGCTATGCTCAACGGCGAGGACCTCGCCAAGATACTCGACCGCTCAGCGGTTCGTAAGGAGGCCTAATGACCAACACCTACACACAGGTCTTCGGTGGGACGACAATCTACCCGTCCGACGTGTCTTATCTGGCGCTGTCGCTGACCGCCGATACGACGCTTGAGTGGCCTCTCGAGAGCAGCACGACCGAGTATCCGGCCGCCAGCATCATCGACATCACGCCGACAGGCTCCTACTCACTCTTCATGCCGCCGGCCGATCAGACCGGCACTGGACAGACGATCCTGTTCAACAACCTCGGCCCGCAGTCGGTAACGATCAAGAGCAGCACCGGCGTCACCCTGGCGTCGATTGCGCAGGGCGAGCAGTGGCAGATCTACCTGATCGACAACAGCACGGCCTCGGGCACGTGGCGCGTGTTCCGCTACGGCGCCGCAACGGCACAGGCGCAGGCCTCCGCACTTGCTGGCTACGGTTTGGCCGCGACAGGCTCGACGCTGTCTCAATCAACGCCTGTCACGCTCTTTAACACGAGCTATACTGCTGGCGCTACCGATCGCGCCAAAGCTTACGTGTGGAACGGCGGCCTGGGCACATTCACGGTGCCGTCCGCAGTGTCAGTCGGCAACGACTGGTTTGTCGCTGTCCGTAACGAGGGCACAGGCAACTGCGTCGTAACCCCTCAGGGCCTCGAGACCGTCAACGGCGCGGCGTCCCTCACCCTCTCGCCCGGTGACAGCGTCACGTTGATCACCGACGGCTTGAACTGGTTCACGCTGGGCCTCGGCCAGAGCGCCGTGTTTGCGTTCGACTTTACGTCGATCAACCTTGGCGGCGTGAGCGGCAACTACACGCTCTCGGGCGCCGAGTTGAACCGTATTGCCTACCAGTTCACTGGCGCGATCACGGGCAACGTCGAGATCGTCGTGCCTAAGACGACACAGCAATACTGGGTCTACAACAACACAACGGGCGGCTCGTTCACCCTGCGCGTCAGGACAAACACACAGACGCCAGGTGTCCTCGTCGCGCGCGGCAGCCGTGCCATCCTGTATTGCGACGGATCTGACGTCGTTGACGCTGAGACCGGTGGCATATCGACGCCGATCAGCGTTGCCGATGGCGGCACGGGAGCGACAACGGCTGGCAGCGCACGCATAAACCTTGGCGGTACAACGGTCGGCATCGGCGTCTTTACCGCCGTCGATCAGGCAGCGGCGCAAGCGGCCATCGGCGTCACTGGTGGCGGTAGCGACGCTGCTGCCATCGTGTTCGCGGTGGCTCTTGGCTAATGGCTGAAAAGATTGTCCAGAGCCGGTCTGGGCCCGGCATTAAACGGGACGGGACCAAGTTTGAAGGCGACAGCTACGTCGACGGGCAGTGGGTCCGTTGGCAGCGCGGGTTGCCGCGTAAGATGGGCGGTTACCGCTCGATCAGCAAATATCTGCGCGAGGTCAGCCGCGCGCTTCACGAGTACACGCAAGACAGCCTGACTTATGTTCACAGCGGCTCGGCAAACTTTGTCGAGCGTTTTTTCATTGATGGCAGCTTCAACACGTCGGTCATCACCAACCGCACGCCAGCCGCGCTTGACCAGAACGACGCTAACATGTGGCAGTTCGACGTCGACACGGCGGTGGGTCTGGGCGGCACGCAACTCGTGGCGCAAGTCGCGCCGAACCTTAACTGCATCTGCAACAGCGACGGTGGTCAGCTCTTCTACGGCGATCTGTTTGACACTGACGCGCTTCAAGAGGTGACCAACCTGCCCACAGGCTACAGCTTGACGGGCGGCGTCGTGGCTCTGCATCCGTACACCTTCGCCTTCGGCGACAACGGCTATGTCATGTGGTCTGTGCCGGGCGATCCGACTGACTTTACCAGCAGCGGTTCTGGCGCTGCTAACATCACCGGCCAGAAGCTTGTGCGCGCCATGCCGCTGCGCGGTGGTCCTGGCAACGCTCCGTCCGGCCTGTTCTGGTCGGCAGACAGCCTTCTGCGCGCGTCCTATGTGGGCGGCGACGCTGTCTTCCAATTCGACACGATCAGCACGCAGACGTCGATCCTCGGCTCGAACACGGTTATCGAGTATGACGGCATCTTCTACTGGATCGGCACCGATCGTTTCCTGAGCTTCAACGGCGTCGTGCGCGAAATCCCGAACGACATGAACCAGAACTACTTCTTCGACGGGCTGAACGAGCAGTACCGCCAGAAGGTGTTTGCGGTTAAGGTGCCGCGCTTCGGCGAGATCTGGTGGTGCTATCCGCGCGACGACGCTACGGAACCGAGCCATGCGGTGATCTATAACATCCGCGAGAACACCTGGTACGACTGCGAGCTGCCCAACGGCGGCCGCTCTGCCGGCATCTTCACCAGCGTCTTCCCCAAGCCGCTGATGACCGGCATCATCCCGACGGTGAGCGCTGAAGAGATCCGCGTCACTGAAGCGAATGACACGCGCATCACGCAGGGCGACGACGTGCGCGTCACGCAAGACAGCGAGATCGACCAGTATAAGCTGTGGGTGCATGAGGTCGGTACGGATGAGATCGACGGGATAGACATTCAGCCAGTCTATTCGTTCTTCGAGACCGCCGACTTATCAATGCCGGTCATGAGCCAAGAGAACAAGGCGCTCCAGGTGCTTATGCTCGAGCCTGACTTTGTGCAGTCTGGCGACATGACAGTACAGGTCGCCGGCCGCGCTAATGCCCGCGCCCCTGAAGTTTACAGCGAAGAGCACATCATCGTCGAGACGCCGCAGACGCCGCAGGAACAGGTCGTCTATTTTAAGACGCAGCGCCGTGAATTGCGCTTTAAGTTTGCGTCGAACACGATTGGCGGCGACTACCAAATGGGCTTGGTGCTGGCGCACCTCCAGCCTGGCGATGGCACGGTGATCGGCTGATGATTGATCCGCGCGGCATGACATTGCTTCAATGGGCGGACGCTGTTATATTGTCCAACGGAGACGCTTGGTCTTTCGGTAAACTCGAAGACGAAGCTGATTGGCAAGACTGGGCCACTGGGTTCGTACGCGCACAGCCATTTGTGCAGCGCAACCCACCAAACCCTTATCAATTTGACGACTGGCGGGAATGGGCGATGAGAGCTTACCCAATGCTTGAAGGACAGGGTTAATGGCAGTAGATATGCGAACTCGCTATTTTGGGGAATTCGACGAGGGCGCGGTGCCGCCGACGTTCGGTGTGCTTCCACAGGCGACGCCTCAGCCCTCGGCGTTTGAAGTCATGCCGATGAGCGGCGCGGGGCCTATCATGGACACGCCCCGTCAGGCGACAGTTATGCCGATGACACAGGAAGCTGTTGCGCCAATGTCATATGACGCTCTGGCAGACCGCAGGGCTGCGGCAAACACGCCACCCCCCGGAACGTCTATTGTCGGCCCATACGCTGGCAACAAAGGGCTTTCCTTTGGAGATGATAACACGTTTAGTGTGCGCGAGGGGCAAGAGGTTCGCCTTGTGGACGCTAAAGGTAATGTTATCGTCAGCGGTTCTGGTGCTGAAGGCGCAAACAGAGCAGTTGCTGCGGCCCAGAGCCTCAGCAATGAACTCGGGAAAAACGCTAACTTCAAAATACAAGCTGGCGAGTTCATAGCACCCACTGGCGAAACGCGTTTCTATGACGTTGCCCGCGCAGCTCCGTCGCAAAGTGGGCTTGGTTTTTTAGCTGATAATGTTCTGCCATTTGCCGCAGCCTTTATCCCCGGCATCGGCCCTATTGCGGGCGCGGCTCTTGGCTCTGCTGTCTCAAGTGCAGCACAGGGTCGTGGTCTTAAAGACGCCTTGGTGCGGGCGGCTATTGCTGGAGGCAGCGCCTATGCTGGGGGCCAATTGTTTGGCCCAGCCAGCTCCACCGCTGGCTCCACCGCTGGTTCTGTTGCTGGGTCAACGGCTGGCTCTGCCGCCGGTTCTGTGGCAGACGACGTCATCAACGTAATCGGACGCAACCTTGTTGGTCCAACACTTGGCTCAACGATTGGCACTGGGTTGAGCAGTGTAACTGGCTACAAGACGCCAGCCGAGAAGTACACACAGCAAACGTCGACAACATTACAACCGCCCGTGGTTGATTACGCAGGTGTCGACCCTATCGACGTACTCGCAAGAACGTCTGGATCAGGCTCACCCTTTGGCGCAGCGTTTCCTGTTCCCGTCAACGCGATGCTTTCGGGCGCGCTAAACACCACGCAGCCCGCGCAACAAAACAAAACGGCAGAAGACATTGAAGCCGAGCGAAACCCGATGGTCGTTACCGGAAATGAGACATATCTGTCACCTGAAGCATTGGCCGCTATAATGGCCACTTTTGGCGGCGGAGCGTTAGCCGCAACGCAACCCACGCTAACGCAACAAGCCAAAACGGCAGAAGACATCGAAGCGGCAAAGAACCCCATAAACGTAACCGGAGGCGGACTGGAAAGTCTCACCCCAGAAGAACTGCTCCTCGCTTTGGGTGGCGTTGGTGGCCTTGCCGCTGCCATGGCAGGCGGCGGTGCTGGCGCAAGCTCGACCGCTGCTACCCAAGCTGAGGACGACATTATTAAAGTCACAGGTAGACTTCCTACAACGACACCGCCCCCAATACCCGGTTTTGAAACCGCGATACCTGCGATAACAGCGGGCGCGCTTACGGCAGCGCAGACGGGAGGCGCGCCAAACGACGGGCTCACCGCCAAAGAAATTGCAGATTACTTGCGCCTCGCAGGTCTTGCCATTGGTGTAGTCGGCGGCGGTGGCGGCGGTGGTGGCGGAGGAAGCGGTACGCCCGGCTCTCAGGCAATCAACCCTATCTTCTCAGCCAAACTGCCCACGCCCGGCGAGGGTGGCGCGTTCAAAGTTGGCGGTCTCGACTACACGACGCCGCCTGCGACTGATGCATATCGCTACGCCATGGGCCCAGCGATGGACATCCGTGCAGGCACAGACCTGAGCAAAGCTACATCGCCATACGCTGGCTACGGTCCGGGCACGTTGGGTGAAGAGAC